TGATCTTTTGAATGGTCGCCCTGGACAAACTCAAGTGCAGCCGCTCAGCGAGGAATTCTTCAATTTTTCTTTTTGCCTCGAGGCAAGCTTCGCGGGTCAGGCCCACCAGCACCATGTCGTCGACATAACGCGCATAATGCTGGATCTTCAACTCACGTTTGATGAAATGATCGACCGGGCTGAGGTAAATGGTGGCAAATAATTGGCTTAGTAAATTACCAATTGGCACGCCCAGCGGGTCACCGTGCTTGGCGTATTCCATCATCATGTTGATCAGGCGCGGGTCCTTGATCTTGCGTTCGATCAGACCGCGTAGGATGTCGCGGTCGATGCTGTAAAAATAGCGCCGGATGTCGAGCTTGAGCGTGTATAGATCACCGTCATATTGGCGCAGCGCTTTCTGCGTGTAATCCGCACAAACGTGCGTGCCCTTCCCCTTGCGACAAGCAAACGATTGGTCGATGAAGGTGCGGTCGAAAAGCGGATAGACCACCCGGTAGAGCGCATGCTGCGCGACCACATCGCGAAACGCTGGCGCGTGAATCAATCGAGGCTTGGGCTCGTAGACCATGAAATGGTGGTAAGGCCGCGGGCGGTAGCTGCCGTCGTGAATCTGCTGGTGCAGGATCGCTAGATTGGCGCCGAGGTTGCGCTCAAATTGAAAGCATGAGCGTTTGTTGCGTTTGCCTTTGCGCGCATCCAAAAACGCCGCGTAGAGGTTTTCGTTGGTGAAGCATTCGTCAAACAGATTGCCGTGCCGGATCATAAGTGCGCGCTCCTGACGTTCGCTTTCGCTACCAGAAAGGGGCTCGCGGTTCGATTTCGCCGGGAATTATTGCCCGCGCAGGACGCTACATCCCTATGACTCCACTTTTTCCTCTCGGAATCTGAGGGGGAATCACAGTCCGCGGCGCGGAACCCAATGTTGTTGTTCGAATTCGTACGGTTGTTGTTCAGATTGAGCGTCCAAACACCCGCCTTCGAACCGTTGTTCCAGTTGCCGCCCGATATCAGGCACATGTTAATGCACCGCCCTTGTTCTGCTCGTGATTGATCCAGCCGCCAATCATGCGGCCCAGCTCATCTACCTTTTCACCGATCGCGATGAGCCGTTTGGCCTCTTGCTGCTCAACCGATTTTTCTGCCTCCTTGCCATCCTTGAATCGAAAATACCCAAGCTCATGCGCGAGCCGAATCTGCATGCGCAAAGTTTCGTGAGCGACATCGAGCGCGCTCAGTGCGGTTTTCTTGTGGTAGCGCTTTTGCGCCTCGACCATGTGCTCATAAAGGCCATACGCGGTATTGCGAATGCGATTCGCGAGCGCGTATTTCTCATGGCGCGGAAAGTGGTTTAGGTAGATGTTCAACAATTTGATCATCTCCATGTATTTCCGGTCGAGTTGTGCTTCGCTGTGAATGCCCATTTGCTTCCCCCGCCCTACCGGGCGGGGCCACATTTACACATAGGCCGCGGCGCGGAACCCAATGTTGCCGCTCGAAGACGTACGGTAGAGGCTCAGAAGGAGCGCCCAAACACCCGCCTTCGAACCGTTGTCCCAGGTGCCGCCCGAGTGCAGGCACAGGTTGGCGCGGTGGTATTCGTACAAGCCATCGTTGCCGAACAGGTTGGTGCCCGATGCGCTTTCGCCGGCGCTGGTGTAGACGCCCACGTTGGCCATGCGGTAGTTGTCGCCGCTGGTGGCTTCGCTCAACACCTGATTCGAGCCGTTGCCGAAATAGCGCCAGCCATCACCTTGGCTGATATGGGCCAGATCGATCGAGTCATACAAGGTCGCGAGGTGAGTTGAGTCGCCCCATGCGTCGTTGGTACCGTTCCATCCGCTGGTGAGGTCGGCAATGTCGACCGACTCTTTCAAAATGTAGAACGCAGTCGTGTCGTTTTGCTGTGCGGTATCGCCCGATGAGCTGCCCGGACGGGTCATGCCTAGGTTGATTTCCCACATGTTGCCGTTGAGGTCGGCCACCCCACAGTCCTGACCGTTGTGGGTTGTGCGTGCGAACAAATTGGCCGAGCCGGCCTTGCCGCAGTTGCTGTACCCATCCGACACGTAAAGGATGTCGTTGTCGTTGGTGTCGCCCAGCGCGTTGTCGTTGCAGCCTTTGGGGAAGTTGGTAACGCCGGCGGCGTCATACCAGGCGCAATAGGCATTGCTGCTGGCGGCTTGACCGTGGGCCACAGAAAGCATGGCCAGCGCGGTGAAGATGAAACGGCTGTTGCAGAAAAATTCGCTGCCGCGGCTTTTTGCGGCATCGATCGCGCCGTAGTAATAATTCGCAGCGCCTACGCCTGAGAATGGGTTGTGCGCAGAGTTGCTTGACAGCGGGTTGCCGTTTTTCAGCGAGCTGGCGGTGCCGCTGTTGTTCGAGCACTGGTACTTGTCGACCATCACGCCCATGCGCACGGCGCCGGCGTTGATGAAGGCGCGCGGCAAGGCATAGCCGGCCGCGTTGGCCGCGGCCTTGTCCTTGTACTCAGAAAACGCTTTCACGTCGATCACGTTCACGGCCAAACCATTGGCGCCGGTGCCGATCTTGTAATAAAACGCCGGAATCCAGCACATCACCGAGCCGTCGCTGTACTGATAATTCCCATAGTTGTGCGAAAGCGGGTCGGCATAGCCGGACATTGCCGTAAATCCGCTCGGCAGTTCGCCCGGATAAATGCCCACACCAAAGCCCGCGCTGCCCGCGATGCCAATGTCGTTGACGCCGGTTGGGCCGCCTGCACCGATCGAGATGCCGGTCGGGAAACTGACCGGCAAATTGTCCTTGCCGGTGATGCTGCGAATTCTTAAATCGCTCATGTTCTGCTCCTTACAAAATGACGTAGTTGGCGCCGTCGGCGACAGTGAGGGTGACGCCGTCACTCACCGTGATCGGCCCAATGGAAAATCCGTTTGTTTCCGCCGGGATCGTGGTGTCGCTGTCGATCACTTGCGGGTTGGTGCGATAGACCGGATTGGTGTTGTTCTCGGCAGCAAACGCCGCGGCATAGGCCTGCACGGCTTTGCCGACCAAGTAGGGCGACATCGAGCGCAACGCGCTTTCACTGCCGTCTACCATTTCGGCTTGGGTGGCTTGTACGGTTGCGGTGCCGGTGTGAGCGGTTGCGCCGGTGGCCAAGGTGTAGAGCGTCACCCATGCGGTGTTCGACGCATTGCGCTGGCGCATAAATCCAGCCGAGGTGTCGGCCCAGGTCTGGTAGGCCACAGTCGGAGATGGTGCGCTGCCGCCGGATGAATGCGAAAACAGCGCGACGATGGCGTTGTTGATGTCGGCGCGGACCGTGCTGCCCGAGCCGTCTGCAATGTTCTGATCGTGTTGTGCCATGGCTATTTCCTCAGCGCTTCATTGGCGACGTATTCGCCGGCTTCAAACATGTACGTGTAATTCTTCAAAATGGGCATAAAGGTGCGGCGTGCGGCATCCCACACATAGCCGCCCGGAGTCAGATCACACTCATCGATCACCGGCACATCACCGCGCAGATCGGAATAGCCGGTGAGCACTTTTTTCTCATTCAGAATGGCGTATTTCATGACGGCTCCTGACTGGTGATCGTGATGCTCGACACGCGGATGTTGTAGTTGTTGGTGCTGACCGAGAGCGCCGCCTTAAACTCAAACGCGCGGTGGCTGTATTCGTTGACGGTGAGCAATTCCCACGCTGACCACGTTGGTGATCCGCTTGGGTCGTCGTCGGTGTGGCGCACGTAAATCTGACAATCGCCAGTTGCATCGTCGATCGAGTCAAAGCTCACCCACGTGTCCATGTACTCATCGCGCCGATCGATGGTTTCGTACTCGTTGGTGATCGCGCTGGTGATGCTCTTGATCAGGCGCTGCCGCTTCACCGTGCCAGCATCGATGCCGGCCGAAAACAGGTATTCGCCCGAGGTGGTCACGCCGGCCTCTTCGCTTTGGGTCAGCTTGAGCACGCTGCCGGTGTCCTCGGTGTCGCTGAAACTGCCGGTGAATGGTGCGACCTCGAGCACCTGACCGACCTGAGAAAACGCCTGTACGGTTGCGGCTTTGGTGGTGATTGAAACCACGTTTGAGTTCAGGCCGCTGGAATCCTTGGCGCGGATCAAATAAGTGCCAAACTCGAGCGGCAACACGGCGGTGGTGGCTGAGCCCGGGAGGGCCTTGCCGACGCTCAGGCTGTTGCCCCAGGTTGCACCGGAAAGCACATTCTGGTGACGAATCTCGATCGAGCCGCCGATCTTCACGTCGAGCTCGGGCGCCTGATTCCAGATCAGCACAGCAAGAGATGAAACCGCTTGAATTTGCAGCCCTGTAATCGCGGCCGGCGGATCAGATAGGCCAGAGATTTGTTTCTGTACGCTCACCCATTCCGAATGCACGCCGAATGAATTGACTGCGCGCACCCGGAAACTGTACGTGCCCGGATTGATGTCGAGCACGTCGAATTCAGAGGTATAGGTTGTCCCGACCGGAATCCAGCTGCTGCCATTGGTGATCCTGTATTCGATTTGGTACAGGCTAACAAACGCATCGTCGACCATTTCCCATTGAAGCGAGGCCTTGGCCTTGACGCCGGCGCCGTCGCGCGTCACGTATAGCGATTCGCTCACGCTCAGGTTGGTCGGAGTTTCGACCGAGTACGGATTCGGCAGGTTGGTGTTGGGGCTGGCATCGGTCACGGCGATGGTGCCGAAGTCGTACACGGTCTCGTCGTACTCAAGTGCGGTAATGCGCACTTCGTCGTTGTTTTGTAGCGCCATGCGCAACACGCGGAATTTTTTAGAGGCCCAGCCCGGCGTGCTGTGGGTGACCGTGACCACGTCGCCGACTTCGCAACGAATACCGGCCACCGTCGCGGTGAATTCGGTCAGAATTTGCTGGCGTGATTGATTGAGGTTGATGGTCGCGATCTGCTTGGCGGTCGCCTCGTCGCTGGTGAACGGCAGCGAGATTTCGCGCTCGAGCATGAGACCATTGTCGAGGGTCCGCAGTGCGGTGCTATCGATGGTCGCGATGTCCGGCTGCCAACTGCGCGCTGGATTAAAAAAGTTCGCGCGGATGCGGTTGTAGGTGTTGGTTTTATCGCCAAGCGAGATGGTCCACGCGCCGAGAATGTTGTCCTCGGTGAAGGCAAAGCCAGTCGACTCGGGCTTGTCGATCACCAAGCGATACTGACCGGCGCTGAACACCAGCATGCCGCGGCAGGCGGTGAGCATT